GCGGATTTTCAGTTAGGTCAAATGAAGGTTCGGAGGCAGAGCCCTCCTCCTCGACAGCCCCAACAGCCTCAGCAACAGCCAGTCAAGCCGCCTCCTGAGCCAAGTCCAAGAGCTGTTGAGTGGGCGCAAGAGAATCCTTGGTTTGGTAAAGAAAAAGATATGACCGCTCTGGCCTACGGGGTTCATGAGCGCTTGGTTAGAGATGAGGGTATTGACCCTAACTCTGATGAATACTATGAAGCTATTGACCGGACTATACGGTCTAAGTTTCCAGAATACTTCGGTGAGGGCGACAGTGGCTCAGACGAAAAGTCTTCCTCGACCTCCCGAAGCCCCTCCGTGGTGGTGGCCCCTTCCGCTAGGAATAACGGTGCCAAGCCACGCAAAGTGAGGTTGAGCCGCACCCAACTCTCTCTCGCAAAGAGACTTGGGTTAACCCCCGAACAGTATGCCAACCAGCTCATTAAGGAGTCATAAAATGGCAGAACAGCGCACCAAAAGGGCATCTGAGGCCCGAGAAGTTGAGCAACGTCCAAGTGATTCTTGGAAGCCTGCATCCGTATTGCCAACCCCAGATCCGCAAGACGGCTGGGTATTTCGTTGGATACGCACCAGCACCCTAGGAAAAGCCGATAACACTAATGTGTCGCAAAAATTCCGAGAGGGGTGGATTCCCGTGCGGGCTGAAGATCATGCCGAGCTAGAGGTAATGTCTGACGTAGGATCGCGCTTTGAAGGCAACATTGAGGTTGGCGGCTTATTGCTGTGCAAAGCCTCTGAGGCCGACATGCTCAAGCGTCAGGAATACTACCAGCAGATGGCTGAAAGTCAGATGGACTCTGTTGACAACAACTTCCTCAGAGAAAACGACCCACGGATGCCAGTTCTGAATCCAGAGCGAAGCACCCGTACAACCTTTGGTCGAGGCTGACTCCCTAAGGGGAGAGCCTCGTGGCACAATCATCAAGGAGATGACAAATGGCTACTTCAGCTACTCCCATGGGTGCTGAACCCGTAGGCACTCTGAGTGCTTCCGGTTCATTCACCGGCAAGGTGCGTCATATCAAGATTGCGTCTGCGTATGACACAGCAATCTTTTATGGCGACTTTGTTAAGCTGGTTGCCGCCGGAACGGTAGAGAAGGCCGCAGTTACCACTGCCGCTGTTGCCGGAACGGTAGGTGTCTTTGTAGGATGTTCTTACACTGACCCCACAACCAAGCAACCAACCTTCAGCCAATACTGGCCAGCAGACACGGTAGCATCTGATGCTGTCGCGTATGTTGCCGATGACCCTAAGCTGGTTTTCCAGATGCAGGGTGACGGCTCTATTGCTCAGACTGGTCTGGGCAACAATGTGCAGGCTATCAGCACGGCTGGATCGACTGATATCGGTCGAAGCAAAAACGCATTGGATGCTAGCTCTATTGCTACCACCAATACCTTCCCACTCCGAATCGTTGACTTTGTTGACGGGCCTAGCAGTGCCGTAGGTGATTCTTTCACCGATTGCATTGTTACTTGGTTGCCCGGAAGCCATGCTTACGATACGGCACTCGGCGTTTAAGGAGATATAGACAATGGCAATTTCACGCGCACAAATGCTGAAAGAGCTTCTCCCCGGCCTGAACGCCCTGTTCGGTCTGGAGTATGAGAAGTACGAAGATGAGCACACGATGATTTACGAAACTGAATCATCCGAGCGTTCATTTGAAGAAGAAGTGAAGCTGTCTGGTTTCGGTGCGGCACCTGTCAAAGCTGAAGGCTCTGCCATCGCTTATGACACCGCTCAGGAGTCATTCACTGCTCGCTACAGCCATGAGACTATCGCTCTGGGCTTCTCCATCACGGAAGAAGCTATGGAAGATAACCTGTATGACTCACTGTCTGCTCGTTACACCAAGGCGCTGGCTCGTGCTATGGCACACACCAAGCAGGTTAAGGCGGCGAATCCTCTTAACAACGGGTTCACTTCTTACAACTCTGGTGACAACGTAACGCTGTTCAGCACATCTCACCCGCTGGTAAACGGTGGCACTAACGCCAACCGTCCTACCGTTGCGGCTGACTTGAACGAGACCTCTTTGGAAGATGCAGTAATCAACATTGCGGCATTTACCGATGAGCGTGGTCTGCTGATCGCGGCACGTCCTCGTAAGTTGATCGTTCCCCCTTCACTGATGTTTGTGGCAACTCGCTTGCTGGAGACAGAGGGTCGGGTTGGCACGGCTGACAACGACATCAACGCCCTTCGCAACAACGGTTCGATTCCGGAAGGCTACTCAGTCAACCACTTCCTGACTGACACCAACGCCTTCTTCATCATTACCGATGTACCGAACGGCATGAAGCACTTCCAGCGCACCGCTCTGGAAACCTCTATGGATGGCGACTTTGATACGGGCAACGTCCGTTACAAGGCTCGTGAGCGATATAGCTTCGGCGTATCCGACCCTCTGGGCATCTACGGTTCACCCGGAACCAGCTAATCCGGTCCA